GAGATCGTAAAGGCTACTCAGAAACTACTTACTGATCAAGTACCAGCAGGACTGAGATGGCTTAGTGAACTTGCAGAATCTGCTGAGAGCGAGTCAGTCAGGCTTGGTGCTATCAGGGATTTACTTGATCGTGCTGGACTCAAACCAGTGGAACGTGTAGAGACAACCACTATAGAAAAGATGTCAACCGAAGAGATAGAGCGGGAGTTAAATGCCCTCCTCAAACATTAGGACACTTGAACTATTAAAGGAACTTAAACAGCGGGAAAGGTATAATAGGGTAGACTATTATGATCCGTACCCTTATCAAGTAAAGTTTCACGATACTGGTGCTGATTCTAACCAAAGGTTGCTAATGGCTGCTAACCGTATAGGCAAGTCCTATTGCGGTAGTATGGAACTCTCTTATCACTTGACGGGGTTGTACCCAGAGTGGTGGAAAGGGCGGGTATACCACCAACCTATAGTAGCGTGGGCAGGTGGAGTCTCTAACGAAACCACAAGAGACATTGTTCAATTTGAACTATTGGGTTCCCCCGATGACCCTGAAGCCTTCGGTTCCGGTACTGTACCGAAAAACTATATAATAAAAACTGAAAGGAAGCCGGGTGTGCCTAACGCCAAATCGGTCGCTCTAATCAAGCACGTTAGTGGTGGGAACTCTTCTTTATTCTTTAAAGCCTATGAGATGGGCGTAGAGAAGTGGCAGGGTAGGTCAGTAGATTGTATATGGTTAGACGAAGAGCCGTCCAGAGAGATATACTCTCAGGCTGTTACTCGCACACTGGATCGCAAGGGTATGGTCTACATGACCTTTACGCCAGAGGCGGGGATGACAGAGACAGTAGCATCGTTTATAAATAGGATACAACCGGGTCAGGCATTAGTAAATGCTACATGGGATGATGCATCCGAAAGGATACAGTCTGCATCTGGAAAGAATGGGCATCTTTCTGAGGTTGTAATGGAACAGATACTTTCCAGTTACAGTCCACATGAAAGGGAGATGAGGCGGTATGGCAGACCTTCAATTGGTTCAGGATTGGTCTTTCCTATAGACGAAGAAAAGTTACTGACAGAGCCTATTCATATAGAGGATTACTGGCCTAGGATAGCTGCTATTGATTTTGGATTTGACCATCCTACTGCTGTAGTGTGGTGCGCTATGGACAACGATAATGACACATTTTATATCTATGATTGTTATCGTATTGCGAAAGCGTCACCTTCGATTCATGCTGGCGCTATACGAACTAGGCCATATTTTATCCCCATTGCTTATCCCCATGACGGTAATAGACGAGATTCTATGGGTAATCCCGGCTTGGCTGACCAGTATAGGAATTTAGGTTGTAATTTTATGTTAGAGCATTTTACTAATCCACCAGCATTGGGTGAGAACAAAGGTTCCAACTCAATAGAAGAAGGATTAATGGCTATGTTACAGGCTATGGAAGCTGGTAACTTTAAGGTATTTTCTACTTTGAGTGATTGGTGGGAAGAGTACAGAATGTACCACAGAAAAGGCGGTAAGGTTGTTCCTTTAAGGGATGATCTAATGTCTGCAACTCGCTACGCATTTATGTCTCAGCGTCATGCAGTCTCTGGAAAAGACCCTACTTGGACAAAGGATTTAGAATATAAGAATTATGGCATCATCTAAGATAACTGAAGAAGAACTTGTAGCTAGGATCAGTGAAGAGATTACTGACTCTCTTGGGTATGGGGATGAGATTTCCATACAAAGGGAACAGGCTATGGAATACTACTATGGGTTGCCTTTTGGTAACGAAGTAGAGGGACGTAGCCAGTTTGTAGACTCTACAGTTCAGGATACAATAGAGTGGATAAAACCCTCCTTAATGCGTGTATTCGCATCTGGGGACGAAATGGTAAAGTTTTCTCCACACGGCCCGGAAGACGTAGAGATGGCTAAACAGGCTACAGACTACGTTAATTACGTTTT